AAAAAAATGAGTACGATAGAACTTTTGCTACTTACTTTTTCGGGCGAACATTTGAACGAGGACGGTTTAATTGACAATCCTAGCGTCTCTATTAAGCTACTAGAACTAATTTATGCTTCCAGAAGTGTATCTGAAGTAAAAGGATTCAATTCTGGAGCACTAGCCAAATTTATTGAAGAACTCCGTTTATTTCAACTAACGCCGGGAAAAGTTACAGATTGGAGGGTGTTTAAAGAAACACCTATAACAGTAGAATTAATTAAAAAATACCCACAAATCGGTTGGAATATGTCTGCTGTATCTAGGATTATAGATTGGAAAGATATAGTTAAAAACCCAGACATGAGATGGCATTCGGATAAATATAAAAATCCGAGCCTAACATTAGACATTATTATTAATAATCCTAACTATCCGTGGGATTTTGATAGCATTTCAGCTAATCCTAACTTGACATGGGATTTTGTACTATCTCGCCCAAGAGAGAAATGGAACTTGTACTATTTACACAAAAATAAGTGTGTTACACCTGAAATAGTTAATAGTGGTAGAAATCCAGTAATCGCGTTTTGGAACTGGAATTATCTATGTGAAAATCCAAACTTCACGTTTGATATATTGAGTAAAGCTGATCTTCAAACTTCCGGTATAGTAGCTCTCTCTAAGAATCCCAACGTAACACCTGAAATAATAGAAGACAATCCAGAATTTCCTTGGGACTGGGAGGCTATTTCGCAAAATCCTAGTATAACATATGAATTTATAATGCGACATGAAGGTCTTATTTCACCATATGCTCTATGCTCTAACACATTCTCTTTGCATTAATACAAAAAACTCTTGAAAAGAAATCCGATTAACCAGGGCGAATTCCATTATAATCTCCAGGTTCCCAAAATCCATAATTTACTCCGTCCATCAAATAGCAAATACATTTTTTAGCATGACATATAGGGCAGCAACAAATATAATTGGTGTTCTTGTGCGTAATACACGGCCGGCATTCTTTATGCTTTTCTTGCCAAGCCTTCTTTTTTCTATCCATTTCCATCTTGTGATCGACCCAATTGCTCATGTTTTTCGTGTTTTTCGCAAATATGTTTGCGAAAAGTGTATTCGTGAAGGGTAAATATATTTACAAAGGATGAATATATCCACGAAGACAATCAATTTTAGTAAATTTGAAATCCCCCACAAAAGAAAATGAAAAAGTACGCCGGTTTTGGTTTTGTCGTGGGTTCCGTAGGAGCGGTTTGTTATAGCGTGGATCGTTCTGTCAACGATTTAATAAAAGGCAGACCGCGTTATGCTGACAGTTATACATATAAGTATCTGTCTAGATATGCTAATTACAAAAAATATTTACACGATAAACCAATAGTTGATGAAATTATAATGAGCGAAAACAAGATGTCTCATGAATCGAAAATGTATAAATTAGATTCTTGTCTATTGAGTGGCAAAGATTTCAATATAATATTTCCCGATTCAATTAAAAAGAAATATTTGTATGATAATTATAAACACTTTGGTATGAATTACGAGACGGGAGTAGCCACTGGTAATCTGATCACTAATAACCAAGCTATGCTTCCAATGAAAAAATTACTACGAGGAGGGATGCATTTCTTTAATAGATCTGCAAAATATTATCCATTTGGCGATCTGCAGGGATATAAATATGAAGCTAAAGTGGCAATTCCTGATTCAGCGTATGTATACATTTCAAATAACGGATGTAAAACTGACCAATTCTATTTAGCAGAATCTAATATTTTCTGAAATTGAGCACTTTCTTTTTTGTATCATTTATCCTTTTCTGCACGAGTGTATAAAAAATATGTGCGACAGCTCAAAATATATACGAAAAGATTATTCCGACTTTAGCGCGGATCGGGAAAGATTATGTGGAATTGGATACGAATGGGTGAAATTAGATAGTTCTGGTAATAAAATATGGCGAACTTGTTATTCATTTTTTCTTGTACTAGTACAAGAAGATACCAGAGCGGCTCCTGGACATCCTTTTGAACGTGTCAAAAAAGAATAGGAATATATTAGTCCTTCGTAGATATATCTACGAATAGATCCAATATTTAATGATATCACTTATATTTTTTTGAATAGGAGTGCATAGTAAATACGATATACCCCAGTGAGAAACTAGATGGCTTGTTGTGAAGGCCGCACTTCCCATGAAAAATGCCGCAAAGATAAATAAGGAACCTGAACTAGGATCTTTTTTCTGTTGTTTAGTTGCCTATAAGTAAACTAGTGCATTCAAAGTAGCTGTAGTTCCTACTACTCCGGCGCTATAGTAAGTACCAACTTTATACAAAGGTGCATGATATCTTCTACTTATATAATTGCAAGAAGTAGCTGATATAAAAGATAATAGTGTCGGTAGAACGATGAATATTTTATCACCTTCCATTTTTTCCTTGTGTTTTTCACGAATATATTCGTGAAGGGTAAATGTATTCACAGAGATAATCAATTTTTTGTCGACTTAAAATTCTGCCACATATATATCAATCCCCAATAAGCAATCAAATGACTCGTCGTAAATGCAGCAATACCTGCGAAAATTGTGCTAAAAACTAGTACAAATGCAGGGTAAGTGGAATCATACACGCCTCCTGACAAAAATAAATAGATGGATGCGTCGACCGCGAGCATAATAATATTTATCAAAATACTATATATCACGCCAATTTTGTATAAAGATATACCAAAAATACTGCTAACACAACTACAAATAATAAAAGGTATCACAGACAATAAAGCCGAGAAAAATAATAGTAGTGTATCTAATTCCATTTTAATTATGATTGAAACGTATTTTCTCTGTTATTAAATGTCTCATAATATGTTTCAGCGATCGCTTTTTTCAGAAGTTTTGTAGATATATCTTTACTATTTTCTGTTTTATTATTGGCTTTTGTATTTGGTGTACTGTGTTCTCAAATACCCCTCTTTTCATATTCGCAAATAATATGTAAAAAAAGAATATTATTCTAATTGATTTATTTGAATTTAATACTTTCAAATTTTTTGGCGTTCCAGAGATCTCCCATATCTTTTGCGAATACTTCAACTTTATCCGGTGTAATATCCAATGCGACCCAGGCTACAAAGTTTTCAATTTGTCTGCCCAATATAGAACTTGGTTTTTCACAAAGCACTTTATACTTTTTAGCAATTCTGTTGTATTTTTTATTGAACCCCCACAAATGATATTTTTCTCTTTCGAATTTATCGTAGCACTCTTTTATTTTGCATAATTTTCTCATGGGGACTTCAAGAACGAATACTCTTGCGTCGGAATTAGTTTCGTCTATAAAATCCCAATAGGAATCTATAACATCCGACTCCTTCTTTCCTGTTATTATGATACGTGGATATCTTATGTCTATGTATGCGTTATTTTTAATGTGTTTTAACCGGCCGTGTGAATCAGGTGTAAATAACCGCCAAAAATCGGGTATATTCGTGTTCTTCGTAGATATATCTACGAAGACATTAGCAGTAGCTGATACTAATATTAATTTGAAGGATATAATCAACACGTCTCCCTTGACAAGCAATTCATCCACAATATCTCTGTTTTCTTCGAAATCTGGAAGTATCATAGCCAATATAATTATGTTCTTCTTCATTTTCGTTATTTTCAGAGAAAACTTATCCTTATGAGATATAGTGGTGATATTATCAACCGTTTTACAAGTAAAACCACTATTGGTCATAGCGGCGATGTCGAAAGGTTTAGTTATGATGCGATAATGTTTTATCCTGAACTCCATTTTTTTGTATACTGGTATACGAAGAATATACAAAAAATAGTTTCATTTTTCTATTAATTTTCCCTATCTTCTCGTTTTGCGTTGAAATAATCCCACTTGATGACATCAGATAATTTTGTTATAAACTATGATTATACCTTCCACGCCAAGTATTTCTATATTTTCAAGTATTCTGGATGTTATCAGAAAAGTCGAACCATAGGTAATAGTACATCCTGTTATATATATACCCGTATCAGGTTGTTTATATTCTTTTCTCTTGTTCTCTATGAGTTGGTCTACTCTTTCATTGATTCGTATGCGAACCGCTTCGCTGTCTAAGTTCTCACCTCTACATTTTATGAAGATGGACGCTTTCTGCATAATCTCTGGTTTAGTAGAGCTAAGAAGTACTTTTTGCCTTCTGAGATAATTGAATTGAGTGGCGTAAATACTACCAAAAATTCTGTTAAATTTAGAATCTTTTAGCGTACAGAAAGTCCTTCGATGCATGCTTTTGAAGTGTATTCGCAAAAAAATAATCATTTTTCTAAAGCTGTTCTTTAGACTTCTCCGCCCAATCGAACGTTATCTCAAAGTAAACGCAGCCGCTCATTTCGTGGACTTTGAGATAATTATCTTTTCCTCCGTAGGGTATTACGGCAATTTGATTGCCATTTTTACCTTTGCGACCTATCTTACTTTCAAGAAATTCCAACGGATCATACCCAATAATGGGGAGTTGGTAATAACAAATCGAAAGTGTTGGAGATGCAGGGGCTAACCAATTGTACTTATCGTTAGTTTTTGCTGCCGAACAGAATCTAATGGTGCACGTAGAACGACATCTTTCCGCAACCATGAGCAATAAATCTTTGACTCGTTTCAGGAGATCTCGTTGAGAAAGCTTTATGTTTCTCTTGGTTAACTCTACAAGCGCATCGCCAAAGTCATCGTCAGGGAATACTGCTTGCATTTCGGTCTTCTCCGTGAATATAGTTTTTCGTAAATATAGTTCTCCGCGAATATATTCACGGAGGTAATCAATTTTTCTCAAAAAATATATTTATATACATGTATATAAATATATATGTATTAATATATACGTAATAGTAAGACCGTTCACTTTATTTAACGAAAATTTCGACAGGAGGCCTTTTTCAGCTTATAACTAATCAAGGGCTTCAAGACGAATTGCTCTTGGCTACTAAATTATTAACCAAAAGATTAAAAGAAATCAAGCGAATAAGATGTAAGAATCCCGCCATAAAAGATCCTACACCTACTCTTGTTGATATAGAGAGGACACATTTATTATTTGTTAATGCTCATTTCAAGCCATTTTGTGCGATAGGATACGAATATCAAAAAAGTCCAGTGCAATTCGGTATACAACAATTAGGTCAAGAATTAGTTTGGTCGATACCGCAATTTGGCGATTTCTTTCATGACGCGGTTATACATTTTCAGCTGTCGGGTCTTACTGCGGCGCCTGGAGATCAAGTATATTACGCTGATTTTTTAGGACATAGATTAGCACAGCAAGTTAGATTTGAAGTAAATGGTAACTACTTAGACCAGTACGATAGCAATGTTATGAATTTTCATTATAATTTCTTCGTACCGTCGCACAAAAAATCGGCATGGGCGAGAGCTGTAGGACAAGAGGTTCCTAGTGTAGCTTATTTGACTCAAAATCCGGGAGTCGATCAATACAGAGAAATGAAATACATAGTTAATGGACCTCAAACCCCAAAATCTTCACACCCTATCGTTGATTTATGGATACCGCTGTTATTTTGGTTCAATAAAGACCCTATGGATACTTGGGGTCAAAAGCGTAAATAGCGCTAGTTTTGTATCGACAATACAAAGCGAGGCTTCCAAATTGCTGGAAACCCCTTAAGCCTGAGAGTACGAAGTTCCTATTTATTTGTGAACAAATGAATGGATGCGTAACAATCTTTCAGGATTGGGCAATCAGCAACTAAGTCTTTTTAGTTTAATAATATATTATAACGTGCGAAATCAACAACAAAATATATATAGGACAGAATTATTGAACAAAGACGAATGCTCAGAGACTAAATGTTAGCCGGTTCTACATAAAGAGCTCAAGATATAGTCCGTCCCATACTAAAGTATGTCTCACGCGGAGGTTTTACCAGATCGTGAGATGTTTATAAATAAACAGGGTTTATAACGAGGTTATCTATTCCTTCAGTGTCTATTCCATATGGACAGCGTTTTCTTAGAGTACAATTAGCTTCTTTTGATCAACTATGTGCTAGTGTTTCCGGTGGTACTTTTACTCCGCCAACATTAACCGCGGCCGATATTTACATCAATAATATTTTCGTTAATCCCGATATTCACGATATTTTTATCAAGAGAATAGGATTTTCTATGATACGGGTACATCTGACGCAAATTTTCCAAGAAAGTGGGAATGCTGATCAACTTCAGCTGAGTCAATTTAAGTTTCCAATTGAAACAATATACGTCGGATTACAACCCCTAATAAATTTAACGGGGATAGATAATATGACAGATTGGTGGAGGTATCATAATGTCGTGCTGAATTTGATACCATATCCAGTGGCTATACCTAATGTAATACCAGTACCTCCATATGTATTAGGATTTTCACAAGCAATTTGGAGAACTCATACTCGCACTATAGACTCAATAAAAATAGTCAATCATGGTGTAGTATTATATGATAACTTTCCTTTCGAATTTTATAGTCAATATATTCCATACAACTATGGGGATAGGATTTCCGCCCCGGAGGATCCGGGATTGGCTATGATAACATTTAATTTATATCCCGGTAGTTATCAGCCTTCCGGACATTTTAACTTTTCGCAAGCACGCCAAACGTATTTAAATTGGACAGGGTCTACAATTTCGCCATCTAACCCTGCGCAAATGGTTATAATCGCTATAGCAATAAACTTTGTGCTCGTTTCCGAATCCACGCTTGTGTTGAGGTTCAACGTCTAGCTGTTTTGTTGGAATTTTTCCAAGGATTTGGGGGTTTCGATAGTACCCAATACGACGCTGCTTTGTTTTTTCATTAATGTATTAATGAAGAATAAAGGATTAGTAATTAGAGATTTACACACCATGGAAAATACTACAAATGCCTGCGAAGATATCAAGAGAAGAGTGGATAGAAAAAGCGAAAAGTATTTGGGGTGATAAGTATGAATATCCGGAAGAAGTTACCAAATATAAAGGATCTAATAAACCGGTATCATTTGTTTGCAAAAAACACGGTAAAGTAACAATAAATTGCGCTACTAAGCATACCAATAAAAGGCATGACAATGGGAAGTATACAGGATGTCCCAAGTGTGCCGCAGAAGAACAAAATGATGTATCCAGAAAAACTCAAGAATTTATAATAAGAGCGAGAGAAATCTGGGGTGATACTTATGAATATCCAGAAGGGGTTACTGTATATACTAAATACGAAGATCCAGTAAAAATTAAATGCAAGATTCATGGTATTTCTGTTGTCGGTATGGGGGGTACTCATATTAATATACAAAGCACTGGTAAGGCTTATGGTTGTCGAAAGTGTGGCAGGAAAATATCTGATAATATTAATAAAAAATCACAAGAAACATTTATAAAACAAGCCATTGCGACGCATGGAAGCGACTACGACTATTCCATGTTCATATATAGAGGTGATGGAGAAAAAGGTGATATAATTTGTAATACTTGCGAGGAAGTATTTTCTCAATCTGCTAAAAATCATCTATGGGGTTCTGGATGTCCTAATTGCAAGAGATCCAAAGGTGAAAAGGCCATCAAAAAATTATTGAATGAATTGGATGTAGAATACGAGGAACAAAAAAGATTTGACAGTTCTCTACAAAGATTCGACTTTTACATTCCATGCGATGAATATCCTAAATTAGACATATACATAGAATATCAAGGTACTCCTCATTTTCAAGTTGTGGGTTATTTCGGGGGATTTGATGCTTTCGTTAGAAGAATAAAATGCGATATGAGAAAATTTGAGTGGATTATAGAAAACAAAAAAATATTAATTGCTTTTACTAAAATTAGTTCGATATACAAATATAAAGAATACTTTAAATGTTATTCCTTAGATGATCATGAATACTTAGAATACAAAACATATAAAATGATTAACAAACATTGCGAAATATTACTAAGATATTTCGAAGAAAATCCTGTGGAAGAAACAGATTATCCAATGAAGACGGTTAATAAAATTCGCGATATAGCTAAAGATTATTTGACCAATTATGACAACAAAAAATATGAAGAAGAATTTGAAAGTTATGTGGAAGATGTAGATATATACTATTAATACATTTTGTTTATATATTCTATTATTTTTTTGCTTTGTCGATATTTTTTCATTGACACATTAATGAAAAACATCAAAAAAGTAATGAAAAATTATGATTGTTTCGCAAGTTGTTTTATCGCTAATTCCGCTGAAATTTTATACTTACCTTTGCTATTTTCAATCAATACTGGGGACTTTTGTTTCATCTTTTTTAATCCACATATTCTGTATTTCTCGCCAGCAATAATTATTTGTTTTCCGAAGCCATCTTCTGGAAGTCCATGCTTGGTGCAATAATTCTCCCAATCCACTTTACCTTCATCAGATATGTCAACTACGCTCGACGAAAATTTTTTAATAGAAATCTTTGCGGTAATTTCTCCTACGGTATATGTACCCGCACTAAGTGTAATATCGAGCACGCCGTATTTTTTAGCTAATTCATGTAAATCAGCCCTAAGTCCAGATATGATCTCGGTAGCGGTATGTTTATCAAATTGGGTGATCTCGGTCATTTTTATTTGACTAAAATAATATGCTTCAGTTTTTATATTTTTCGTAAATATATTTATATGTTGTTCAATCAGATGGCTAAACCTTTCAACTTTTCGCCATATACTATATCTGGCGATTTCGAGATGTTGCCGGGTAAATATAACGTTATATATGCAGATATATCATCTCCTAGTAATTTAAGGCTGCCAGATGTTTCTCAATGCTTGAATGGTTCTCCTGTTTTTATTCACAATAGAGGGTCTGCTACATTAACTGTAATTTCTTTCGATGGATTTACCAGCTATACTTTAGATACGAATTATGTTTTATTTCTTACTACGAAAGCATTAGATGATACCTGGGATGTATTACTCGGACCTTTATTGACAACTGGAAGCGGGGGTGGTGGAATATCTGGACCAGGCAGTAGTACTAACAATGGATTAGTACTGTGGAATGGTACTAGTGGAAATGTGGTAAAAAATTCTACCGTTACATTTGATGGAAGTACCCTGAATATGAATGGAGCATCTATATCCGGATTAAGCGGTATCACCGGATTTGGTGGAAATTACAGAAGTTTATTTGGAGTAAAAACAGCTATTTCAGGGCTTACTACAACAGATATTCTTTCTATACCCATAGTAGTTGGTACAACCAATAACATCGTTCTACAAACTTTGATAGTAAACGAAGATAACATGTCAGATTCAGCTTCTATTACTCTAAATGTGAAAGTAAAAAATATTTTAGGTGCAATCAGTTCAGATATATATGGAACGTTTACTATGTTCGACTCAACATTAACTTCTGCTGAAGTGTCATTCGCTTCTTCTGGAAATGATTTTATAGTGCGAGGATCTGGAGTAGCAGGTGTCAATACCTCTTACAGAACTACTGCTATAGTCAATAGTATGTTATTTTAATTTGTACATTTCACGCATTTTTTTATTTATATTTTTATCTTTTCGCAAATATATTTTAATCTTTATATAAATATATCTTTTCGCAAATATATTTGCGAAGCATGACAACTACATTATTTAATGCGGGAGGTGGTATTCAAGGTACTACTGTTACAGCTACTACTCAGTTTTCAGGGAGTGGAGCAGGATTAACTAACTTACCTGCGGGTCAAATAACTTTAGGTGCTGCAAACGCAGCTGTAATAACTGATGGATCTAGTAAATTAACCACTGAAACTACCTTAGCACCAGTTAGAGGAGGTACTGGTAGTAATTCTTCAGCAGCTACAGGTATACCTCATGTAACAGCAGGTACTTGGACTTATTCTGGCATAACATCAGGGGATTTAGCAGGCGGATTTTCAGTTACTAATTCGCAAACTACAGCTACTAGTGCTAATACAGCAAATACTATTGTAGCTAGAGATTCTTCAGGAAATTTCTCAGCAAGTGCGGTTAATACGACATCCCTGCCGCAAACAGCGACACAATTTGTTACAAATGGTACATCGAATATGCAGACCGCGAACATTCAAACTACCAATACGACCGCCACTCCGATTTTAACGTTTACAACTGCTAATAGTAGTGTTTTTAGTGCTTTTATTATGATAAGTTGTGTTAACACTACAGATTCTACTAACAATACTGGCTATATTAGTTATCATATCAAAGCTACTACGTCATCAGCTGGTGCAGTAACAATCACCGGTCCAATAAGTCAAACTTCCATACTCGACAGCAACGTTCCATCAGTGTCATCTACCGTAACTTCAAGTGGAAATAACAATATAACAATAAATGTTATTGGTATTTCAGCAAAAAATATAGATTGGATAATACGTTCTTCGACACTTTCCCAAGCATAATAATTTATTATATTTTATATTTTTTAAACAATCATATATTTACAGATATATCTTCGCAGTTCTTCACGAATACTTTGTAATTTTTCACGAATATATTCGTGAAAAGAATGACCACAACTACATTTATACCTGGTGGAACTATAAACAGCTCATCTGGAAATCCATTGTTATTGGATTCTACTACTGGAAGTATTGGATTGTTTACCACTAATCCGACAGGTTCGATTGGAATAGGCGGGACATCAGCTAGAACATTACTTGTAGAAAGAAATACTTCAGGCAGCGGCAATAATTTAACTATTAAAAGTGGTGGTAGTGCTTCTGGTAGCACTAATGCCAACGCAGGAGATTTAATATTAACTCCAGGAACAACAACAGGAACCGGTCGATCAAAAATCCGAATACTTAATACTTCGATAGGAAGTCCAGGAACATCTGATAATGCTGTTGTAGATAGATGGGTTAATGGTAGTATTACTATGACCAATACGAGCACTATAAGTATAGCGGATGTTCTCATCAATACTAATGGACAAGCAGCAGGAGGTGCTATTATGTACAGTATACAAGCAGTAGATGGCACTAATTCTCAAACAGAAAGTGGAACTGTAACTTATACTGGGGCGTTAGCGGGTGGAGTTTATTCAACGCAAATAGTTCGAAGTCCAGGAGCGGGTATTACTACCGCCGGAACTTTGTCAACATTATGGTCCATATCAACTACTCCTGCCACTAAAATGACAATACAAGCAACTTCTACATCCACAGGATTATCATCTCCTGTTATTACTATGTATTATACTTTTCAAAATAATAGCAACATCACTACTAATCTGCTGTAGCTTTGAAAAAAAAACTTTTTATATTTTTTCTTCCCATTCTTCGTAGTTTTCATAATTTTGGTAAAATTATGAAGAAATTACGAATATTATGAGAAAGATCCATATTTGACCAATACATCGATGTATCCGGAAACACTATTTGAGACCGGATAAATAACAATGTTGCTATCCGAAGTCGTAGAAAGTACCAATCCTGATTTTCTATTGGAAACATCGTTACTGTTCAAAGATTGCGAAGAAACATTATCAGATTCTGCGAAAAATGATTGGTTATCAGCGACCGTGCCAACTCGTAAAACTGCATCACCCGAAACGCTTCCGTTCGCGTGCAAAGCCACACTCTCTACCATGGCGCCAGTGGGTAAAACGGCAACCAATCCAGTGGCATAGTCGGTCAAGTAATTATTGGTATCCGCCGACATAGAGCCATTAAAATAGCATCTAAGATCATTTGTGCTAGTCATTTTTCACAATGTGTGAAAAGAATATCCACGAAAAGTATATACTATGTGAATTAAAAAATATTTAAAATAATTAATTTGTATTGTTATTTTAACTACATCAACCAGATAAAATATACGTGGCTCCGGCCACACCCGCAGTACCATTGTTACCAGTACCGTTTCCGCTTCCGGCTGTTCCGCCACTTGCTGTTACATTACCTCCTGGTAAAGTACTAACATTGTATATAAGCACTACAGCTCCACCACCCCCACCGCCTCCACCAGCTCCATTAGGAACTGCACCATTTCCTCCTGTTCCGCCATTACATTGAATAACACCTGTACCAGATAAAATATTAGTCGCTAGCATAAGTATCCCACCACCTCCGCCACCTCCACCTCCAACAGCCCCCGCCGAACCACCGCCTCCACCCCCTCCACAGCCTCCGTTTAACTTCACTGCTGCTAAACTAGTACCCCATATGGCACAATTCCAATCATTCCATACTTGCGTACCTCCATTAGTGGCCAATGGATTGGTAGCAGTACCTCCCGCACCCGCTCCTCCAGTAGAAGAACCACCAGCTCCTCCAGTTCCACCCATTCTAGTTGCCGCTGTTACACCGGTACCCGCTACACCAGCTCCTGACACCGCGCCACCGTTACCACCAGCAGATCCGTTACCAACACTACCTAAGGTAGTAGCTGCACCAGCTGTTTGTCCAGTGGCATTACGACCATTATTATTAATACTTCCATTATTAATAGTAGTACCTTTTACAAAAACACGAAAACCTCCTGTGGACAAAGTTCCTCCAGATGCAATTGTTAGGTTAGCATAATACATATCTCTTACAAGAGTAACTGTGGCACCAGTTCCTATGTTTGGATCAGGGTCTATAGCTGTTCCGAATAATAAGCTACTATAAGCATTGCTCCATGAGGCAGTGGTGGCAGAAGATGTAACTAATGTTTGATTGGAAGTTGGAGTACCAGAGATGGATACAGGTGTGCCAGCGGTAGCTATTTGATTAGCAGTAATAGTATTGCCGGAAGCACCTCCCTGTATTATTTTGTTCTGCAATGTATCAGTCGTGGCTCTACCCACTAATGTATCAGTTGTAGTAGGAAAAGTCAACGTAGTGCTAGAACCATTAGTATTGGTAACAGAAGTGTTCATTTTTTTTCCGTGAATTTATTCACGGAGATCAAGAATATATTTATAGTAGTATTAAATATATAAATATATATTCTTTTCAATATAAATATCTTCCTTGTGATTCTCCTTATTCTTCACGAATACTTTGTGAATATATTTTTCTTTACGAATATATTCGTAAAGGGTGTAAGGAAAGAATGAACAAAATAATAAGATTAAATGTTGGCGGCGTGAAATATTCTACTACCATGACCACTTTGACAAAATATGGAGGATTTCC